CACTGCCAGGTGGCAGATCTTGTGCTCCGAGTACGGCGGGGCCCATGTCTCTACCTCCTTGGCCAACAGGCGCAACACTTCCCGCATGCGGTCAGGGCTGGTGATGGTCATCGAGTTGTTGGCCAAGGACCAGAACGCATCCAGCATCCGGAGCGGAAGCGTCTCCATCGAGTCGACGACGACGGGGGGCTGGTTGTTGGTTGTTGGTTCAGTCATCGGCGCCCTCCACCCCAGGCACCGGCAGGGCGTGGTGGGGGAGCACCTCAACGCGCCGAATCTCTAGGGAATGTGGGCCGTCCTGCGAGTACATGGCCAAATAATGCTGCCCTTCGCTCAGCGCCTGGCTGTATGTCGGGGCAGTGCCACCAGCTTGCTCTTCGTACTCGCTGTCGAACACTGAGAACTCAAACCGCTCGCTCACCGGCACCGGCTCGATGGCGGGGCGGCCCCAGCGGGCTAAGGCGGCGCGAACTCCGGCCATGACCTGATCGTGCCACCCTTCCCAATAAGTGCGGCCAGTGCCGTCTGATTCGCCTTCCATGGTGTCAACTCCGGCGTCAATCAGGCACTCTGCGATCTCCTCATCCGTCGGCCCCTGCGGCTCGGGCTGGGCCAGCTCAGCGCGGGCGCGGTTGGCGCAGTCTTCTAGGTCTTCAAGGTGAACGGTCGGGATCAGCCTCTGTCCTGGGTTGGCTGGCGATTCTCCTTGCCCTAGCAAAGTGTCTGCGGCTTGCAGCAGCTCAGTGCACAGCGCACGAAAGTCAGTCATTGCCACCCTCCAGCTCGGCGGCGATGGCGAGCAGTTGCACGGCTGACCATGCGACTCCGTTGAAAAACACTTGGCTGTGAATTTCAGGCTCCTTCGCTCGGTCTTCCTGCGTTGGCTCAATTTGCGTTGCAGCAGCTCGCAGGGCGGCGGCGGCAATATCCCTGCGAGTAGCTCCAGAGCCTGGCCCATAAACTGCAAAATCAATGGCCTGAGCGGCGGAAGATAGTTCAGTCATTGCCGCCCTCCAGCCTGTTAGCCACCAGCTGTGCATAGCCAGCGATGTCACGCCAGTGGGCAGGTTCAGCTGCGTTCCCGGCAATGATGCGCCCGATCTTGTGAGCGATCATGTCGAGCGTCTCGGCCATGTCGTCGTCGAGCCTGCGGTCCAGGTCGGCAACGTGGTGGGTAATGACACGCTTCAGGTGTTGGGTGATCAATGCGTGAACTGCATAATCCCCGTGGGTCCGACCTCGTTCTTCTAGAAGGATGTTGATGTCTGTTGTCATGCGGCCTCTGGTGGTGTGGGTTGGTTGTTGGTGGATCCAAGGAATCGAGCTGCTTGTTGGCGGTCCCGGCGACCGAGTGCGGTCAACAGGTACCCCTCGGTGCTGGGCCTGATCAATGCTGACTGATTCAACATCGACAGCTGTGCCTTGATGGCGCTTTGCAGCCACGCTGTCTCCCGGGTCAGGTAAGCCACGCGGACCGCTGTCTCCAGCTGATCCAACGACAGGGCCTGTGGGTACGCAAGCCACATCGCATCGAGTAGGTCGGACCGGAGCTGGGCCAACACAACGGGTTCGGGTTTCATGCGATTGGGTCGGCTGTTGGTAATGCTGCATCCTCGCCGGCCCGGTAGGTGCTGAGCACGTGCTGGGCCCAAGCCGCGGCGAGGATCACGGCCTGGCTGTTGGGCGTGGTGCCGTAGCTGGCTCGCCACCAGGAGCGGTAAGCGTCCATCAGTTCGTAAGCAGTGGGCATGAGGGTGCCTCGGGTGTGGGTGTTGTGGTGCTGCGCTGGTGAGGGCAGCAGAGAAGGGGCCGGGGCCCCCTCCGTGCTGGCTTCAGGTGACCGGGTGACCGTCGTGGCCAATGACCGGGTTGGCTCGATGCCAGGCCTCTAGTTCCCTGTAGTGAGCGTCAAGGGCTGGCCGTGCCTCGCATGCGATGCACTCGGCGTCGCTGCGGACGTGTGGGCAGTAGCTGCCAGCGCAGGGATACGGGCAGCTGGGGCGGGTGGTGGTGAGTGCCATCAGATCCACTCCCCCTGGATGCAGGAGCCGAGCCGCAAGGTTGCTGCCAGGCGTTCACCGTGGGCGATTGCGTCTCGCTCGTTGTAGTGCAGGGTTCTGTTGTTGCCGATCTGGCAAGCCCAAGCGGTGTGGGTCATGCTCCACCAAACCAGGGCGATAGGTGCTGTGCTGTTCATGCGTGCGTTTCTGCGTTGGGTGTGTTGCTGCTGTGAGGGCAGCAGAGAAGGGAGCAATGCTCCCCTCCGTGCTGTCGTCAGACCAGGCAGTCGGCGCTGGCCCGTGAAAGGGCCGCCATCAGCTGCTGGGCAGCGTCCAGGGTCCACAGCTTGGCACTGAGGATTGGCGTGGCCCTTCCTTCGACGTAGGCCACCAGGAGCCAGCCCTCATTGGAGCCAGGCCGAACCCCTAACCGGAGCAGTGGCCCGGTGTGCGCTGGCACTCGATGGCCTTGACCGTCTGCATAGTCGAGCCAATAGATCTCATTGCCGTTAATGGCCAGACCGTGCTCTGTCTGGAGGTTGAACTGAACCCAGGTGTCAATAGCGTCGATGATCTGGCGGACGGTGACGCAGTGCTTTTCGTCCGTTGGGATGGTGTGGAGCTGGTGCGTGTAGTCGCAGGGGTAAAGAGTGGTGTTGTTCATGGTCCGGGGAATTGGGTGCGGGTTGAGTGATCGGGGATCGAGGTGTAGACCGTGGGCCGCGGCAGCTGGGCCAGGGTCAAGAACCAGAGCGCCGAGGTCATGGAAACGACGGCCAGGATCGTTGCGAGTGGGTGTCGCATGGGTTCAGGCTTCCCAGTAGAAGAGACCAGCAAACCAGAGCCGGGCGTCGACGGTGTCCGGGCTGAAGTACCGGGTCCAAGGTGTGCCCCAGTCCTGGTGCTCGAGCCAGCAGCGCTCAGGCTCGCCGTTGCACAGTTCACCGATTAACCGGAGAGCTGGCCCGCCTGTGGTGATCAACACTTGGAACTCGGTCGGCTCCATGGATGCTGTTTCGTCTGGGCACCGCCAGCCCTCCCGGATCTCGACCGACAGTGCAGCTTCCCGCATAGCGTCCTCGATCCATTGGTTCACGACGTCGTGATTGGTGCCGTCGTAGCCGTGCTCCCTCAGGACTGCCTTGGCTTCGGTTGAGAGGTGCTTGCCCTCGCCTTCCTCGACGCAGAACTGCCAGGCCTCATGGGCTGCGGCGATGCTCTCGGCCCATGCCTTGGCGTTGGTCTCGGCTGAGCTAAGTTCTGTCGTCGGTGTTGTTGCTGTTGTCACGGTGATTTTCTGCGGTGTTGTTGTTGAGGCCCTGCCTACCGGCTAACGCCGGAGCGGCAGGGTTGATGAAATGGGGGCCCGGTGTGGGCCCGGTGTAACTGCGGCCTAGGTCGTCTCGATTAACTGAGAACCGACCCGGCGCCATTGGCGGCGACGTCTCGGGGCTAAGGCTGGGGCAGCGTGGCCCCGTCCCAGAATCCAGCCCTCGCCCTTACAGCTGAAACAGATGCCGCCTTGAATATGGGCGAACCACGGCATGGTTCCGGTGCCGTTACATCCCCACGGGCATTCGTATGCGTTGGGGTTCCCGGGCCATGGGTTGGGTTTAGGGTCTCGCATTGGATCAATACCCCAGCCAGGCGAGCAGGGCGGCTGCGTCGTAAGCATCTGGCAGCGCATGGGCGCAGCAGTGGTCAAGCCAGGCGCCGAAAGTCTCGCCGTGGCCGGTGAGGATGGCCTTTGTGTCGCTGTGCGTGTACCGGCCATCACGGCCGGCCCAACTCAGCATTGCGGCCTTGCTGTCGGCCAGTTCGGCCGCTGCTCGATCAATGGGCACAGCGTAATCGGCCAGCAAGCGCTCGGCTGGTGTTGCGGTTGTCGTTGTCATGGCTTCAGGTCTGCGGATGGGATGGGATGGGTCTCAGGTCTCAGGCCAGGGCCAGGCGCACCCGGTACCGGGTGACCCCTAGATGTTCAGCGATGCGGCGCTGGCTCCAGCCGGAGCGGCTCAGCCGTCGTGCTCGCTGCTCGGTGGACTCGGCGGCCCAGAGGATCACCAGGACGGGCAGCAGCAGAGCTGCGAGGCACAAGGCCAGGAAAGACGTTGTCACTTGATTTACTGCGGTTGGTTGTATTGCAACCTTGGACCTTTGGCCCGGTTGCCCCCTAAGTATAAGCATGGGTCAAGCCGGGTGAAGTTTGGGGGGCGGCTTGTCGGTCAGGTGGCCAACCTGTCCCGCATTGGTCGCAGCCTGCGACTCCCTGCCCTCCTGAGTCTCTGGACCCCCTGTCCAACCTGCGCACCTGCCTGTCTGACAGGTACGCAATGGCCCAGACCCCTTGGCACCACTGGGCTCTGCCCGCCTCTGGACACCCCCCGGGTCCATTTTGGACAAGCGGGAGCGACCCCGGAGGGGGGTGTGCCCCGCTGACGCCTATAGCGTAAGCCCCTCGCATTTTTGGACCAAAATTTTCCCTTACCCCGTCTTTGTCCACCCTTGGTCCTACCCCCAAGGAACGACGTCCGCCATAATTCAATAAAGGTGAATATAGGTGTCTATGGTTCTCTATGGTTTACCATGTATTTTCATCATCAGTACCAATGAAAGAAGATCCTGGTTAACCATATTACTCCTAGGTTAACCATGTACTTGGTATTACCTTACCTCCTAACCGCTTCCCTTCGGGAAGCTATACACTATGGTTAACCATAGTAGCTATATAGTATCTATATACTATATATAGAGGGGGGGGTAAGGCCCCCCCAGCTCTTAGGACAGCCAGCCCTTTCCACTTTTTTCTGCAGCCTTTCTTTCTTCACTCACGCACACATATGTACTACTGGCTTTCTGTGGCTACCATTGGCCCATTAGCCCCCTGTGCCCCCATGGGTCGCCCTAACGAATCCGAGGCCTCACGGGTCCTGTCGAACCTCCACACCGACCTGGCGCTCCACCTGCGGTCCAGGCTCGACGATGGGTCCATCAGCACCGCTGAGCTGAACATCTTGCGCCAGTTCCTGAAGGACAACGGCATCTCAGCTCAACCGGTGGCCGGCACCAGCTTTGGGGACCTGGTGGCCTCCTTGCCGGATATGGATAAGATTGTGCAAATGCCACGGCGCAAGGCCGCCTAGAACCTCCCATGCCTGATCCTGCCGACATCCCATCCGGGTTCTACATCTCGACCCCCACCAACAACACCATCGCCAACGCCCCGGCCATTGGCATTGGCGCTGGTTACGGCGCTTCGGTGACCCAGGGAACCTCCAAGACCCAGGGCGTCACCATCAACGCCAAGGCTGGCGTCGTCACCATGCACAACGCGAGCCTGGCGTCCAACGCCGCGGTTCAGTTCACGATGACCAACAGCGCCATCAGCGGCACTGACGTCGTCAACGTCAACCAAGGCACGGGTGGCACCGCTGGTTCGTACAGCACCCACTGCGTTTCCGTCGGTGCTGGCACTGCCATCTTCCGCGTCGTCAACACCAGTGCTGGGTCCCTTGGCGAAGCTGTGACCCTGAACTTCGTGGTCATTGATTCCGTTGCTGCCTAGGTGCTCTCATGTCCAGTCCCATCGTCACCACCCTGGGCACCCTGACGTCGGCAGGCACCACGGGCTTCCAAGCCTTGGGCCCTCAGGACAACATCGTCTTCCAAGTGGCCGTGTCGTCGATCGGCACCAACGTCGTGATCCGGCTGGAGGGGTCCCTGGATGCAACTGACTGGTTCAACCTTCACTCCACGGGTGACGTCACAGTGGCCGCTAACGGGGTCCTGGGCTACTCGTTGGTGCAAGTACCCGTGCCGTACGTCAGAGGCCGCTTGGTGAGCCTCTCAGGGGGCTCTCCGAGCGTTGTGTTCAAGGTGGCCCTGTCCACTGCTGGCTGAGGACTCCCATGCAAGCTCTTATGCTCACCATCCGGCCCACCGTGCTGGTGCCGATTTTTGGAGGCTTTGCCGAAGAAGGCGGCGGTGAGCCAGAAAGCGATGGCGATGGCTTTGCCGCGTTCCTATACTGGAGCGAAGACCTGTACACCGACTGGCGCTGATCCATGGCAGCACCGAACATCAAAAGTGGATCGTCAGTCACCACGGTGATTGGCAAGACCGTCGGGTATGCCGTCACAACCTCGATGGCCGCCGCACTTAGCAATGGCAGCAGCTCGGGCAAGGTGCTGAAAATCAATTCGGTGTACTGCGCCAACGTGGACGGCACCGCAGCAGCTGACATCAGCTTGGAGCACTACAACGGCTCCACCGGCTTCGCCATTGGCAAGACCATCACCGTGCCAGCTGACGCCACTCAGGTACTGGTCACCCGCGAGGCATACATCTACCTGGAGGAAGGCCACAGCCTCCGCGCACAGGCCAGCGCCGCCAGCGACCTGGAGCTGGTCATCAGCTACGAGGACATCAGCTGATGTTGGGCTTCAACGGCGGCTTGATGGGCGTTAGGCGCACGCCGACAACCGGCGCAGCACCCGGCCTGTGGTTTCAGAATGAGCAGAGCGTGGCGAAGCGTGCCAACATCTGGCCACGTACAGACGATGAATACTTCGCTAACGTAAGCCTGCTGCTGCACATGGATGGCAGCAACGGCAGCACTACGTTTACGGATAACAGCAGCAACGGGTTTACAGTCACGGCTAATGGCAACGCGCAGATAAGCACGGCTCAGAGCAAATGGGGCGGTGCAAGCGGATACTTTGACGGAGCAGGAGACTTTCTGACTGTTCCGGTCAATAGTGCATTTGAGCTTGGCACAGGTGATTTTGATGTAGAACTGTGGGCTCGGTTTGATTCTGTAAGCTCCACACTTGTGTTGCTTTCGCTTGGCGATGGTGCTAATGGCGCCGGTCCTGTTACATGCGGCTGGGCGTTGCTCTGGACTGGTGGAAACCTTTACTGGTATCGCTACGACCATCCAACTGAGGTGTCTCACACCTTTGCGTGGTCCCCGTCAATTAACACGTGGTATCACGTCAGGGTCACCAGAAGCGGCACAAGTCTTCGCGCGTTAATCGACAACGTGCAGATCGGATCAACAATTACCACTTCGCAAAGCTACAACAAGATCAACAGCGACAACCTGCACATCGGCAGATGGATTGATGGCGGTGGAACTAACTACATGCCGGGCTACATCGACGATCTCCGCATTACCAAAGGCGTCGCCCGCCCAGATGTACTTCCGAGTGGTCCCTTCCCGAACTACTGATGCTCTACTCTCACCGCCAAGCCGCCCCAGCGCTCCTGCCACACCGCATCCGCTTTGCGGACGGCAGCACGCGCACGGACGCCAGCACCTTCACGCTTGACGAGCTGGAGCGTGCCGGGTACAGCGGTCCTTACGAGCGCCCCGAGTGCAACCCGAAGCTGGAAACAATCGACTGGGACGGCAGCGCCTTTGTGGTGCGTCCCTACAGCTTCGATGAGCTGCAGGGGCAGCACGCCAAGGTCCGCCAGCAGCGCATCGAGCTGCTCAAGGCCAGCGACTGGACGCAGATCACCGACTACGACCTCGGCGCCGATCGTGAAGCCTGGGCCACCTACCGCCAGGCCCTGCGCGATCTGGCTGATGCGCCCAACCCATTCGACATCACCTGGCCGCAGCCGCCTGCGCTTTGATGACTTGGGTTGACCTTCCGAAACCGTTGTCCACGGACTTTCGGTTTTTTTTGGTTTTGGTCTGGCGCCACTTGAGTCTCCCGGATCCAACGCCGATCCAGCTCGACATTGCTCACTACATGCAACACGGCTCCAAGCGCCGCATTGTTGAGGCGTTCCGAGGCGTGGGTAAGTCCTGGATGGCCGCGGCCTACGTGCTGTGGTTGCTGCGCCTGGACCCACAACGCAAGATCATGGTGGTGTCGGCCTCCAAGACCCGGGCCGATGACTTCACCATGTTCTGCATCCGTTTGATCCGCGAGATGCCAATGCTCCAGTGTCTGGAGCCAGACCGAGATGAGCAGCGGTCAGCCGTGAACCGGTTCGACGTCAGGCCTGCGATTCCGGACCAGAGCCCCTCTGTCAAAGCGGTCGGCATCTTTGGCCAGTTGACCGGGTCCAGGGCCGACTTGATCCTGTCTGATGACGTGGAGACACCGACGACGTCGTGGTCTGTCGGCATCCGGGAGAAGCTCCTGGCTGCTGTCGGTGAGTTCAACGCCATCCTGAAGCCCGGCGGCGAGATCATGTTCCTTGGTACGCCACAGACTGAGGAGTCGATCTACAACAAGCTGGCCCAACGTGGATACGAGGTGCGTATTTGGCCGGCTCGGTACCCCGAGAAACCCGTCAAATACGGCGACC